AAAAATTCTTGTGGAGACTGACCGCCTCACAACCACAAAAAAAAAATAAAGCATAGAAAGGCTTTCAAAATTTAATTACACTTTAACCGCAGGCTGTTTGGCTTGCGGTTTTTTTGTTTTAAAAGGGGCAAAAAAGGGGCAAAAATGTCGTAAACTTCTGTAAAACAATGTAAAAACAATTTTTTTAAAGCTTAAAATATAGCGATTTTATAAGATATAGGAATTTGATGTAAATATATGTAATGGTATTTTTAAAAGCCGATGAATTATAGCGATATAAAACAACCCCTTGATTTATCAATATTTTCAAGGGGTTTGTTGTTGTCTTGGATAATAAAGGGGGCAGTCGAGGGGCAAAATTAAAAAATACTATCTAACTTATCGACCAGCTTATCTTCCATGTCCTGAGTTGTATGAGAGTAGATTTCTAAGGTCATCTTAGCATTCGAGTGGCCAACTCGGTCCATGATCGATTTAATTGGAAGTCCCGATTCTGCTAAAAATGAAATATGGGAGTGTCTGAAAATATGGCTGGTTAGATTTTTGTCTATTCCAGCTTCCTTGCCATATTTTTTTAATATCTGTATAAAGCAAGCTATTGTTGTAGGTTGATTCCACTTTTCAAAACAAAAGATATAATCATCGCTTGACAAAGGCTGGAAACGCTCACTGAGACGTGCTATTTGTCTTTGAATTGCTTCCATGACAGCCTTAGAAGTTTTGATTGTCCGTATTGAGTTTGTGGTCTTTGGTAGCGTCTTAATTTTATTTATAGAATCAAAATTACCTGTAATCTCAATTTTATTATTTTGGAAATCAATATTCTTTAATTGTAAGGCAGATAACTCTCCATACCTCATACCGGTCAAAGCAAGAACAATCACCATATCTGCATATTTCTGGTGATATTCTCGACTGTTTAGCACTTTCACTAAAGCTTTTATTTCATCCATGGTAAGGAAGTTGTTACGCTTTTTTTCTAGATCTTCTAAAGTTTTCGGTTTTTGAGGAATTGTAGTATAGTCCACCTCGTTATTCTCAATATAGGAGTATTGGACGGCATACTTGAAGATACCTCTGAGTCGGTGTCTAATTTTTTTAGCGACTATATGACCATTAGTTTTGATCACTTTATCGATAGCCTCTTGGAGAAAGCGTCTGTCCAGATTCGCCAATAAAGTGTCAGATGGTATGACTTCCTTCATCTTCTTATCAATTGACTTGCAATTGTGTTTTGTTGACTCTTTGACTGTTTGCTCCCAGGATTTATAGAAAAGCTTATAAATCTCTTCAAAGGTAATACTCTCTACTTGCTTTGTATTTAGCTTTTCTTTTATCTTTTCTTGCAGAAGTAGCGCTGCTTGATTTTTTGCCTGGGGAGTTTTCTTTTTCATCGTGACTGAGACTTTTTTTAATTTCTCAGTGTACGGGTCCCTGTAACGCTCAAAAAATTTATACTTTCCGTTTGGTAATTCTTCCATCCACATTGCTTTTTCCCTCATTTCTTGGTAAAATGGGTATAGAAAAGAGGGCCATTTAATGCCTGTCTTTCTATACATCCAACCTCACGCTCAGAGTCGCCAAACTTTTGAGAGTGTGGGGCTTTTTTGTTTATTCGAATCCTTTGAAACTATCTAAAATCTTATCTTTCGAGTCAGTTTGGTTAACAATCATAACAACGAAATTCCCATAAATTGTAACAGGCTGATCAAGTAGTTTTTTATCTTTCTTGATGGATGCAAAGTACGGATTGCTTTCCTCGTATTGATATACTTCTACGGAGCTTCCGTCTGGCAAAATGAACCCTTTACCATCTTTCGCTTGTACTAACGAAAATGATTTTTCTTGTTCGCTTTCAATGGTAAATCCATTATCTTCTAATGCTTTCTTGAAGTCATCTAAGCTAGTTGCTTTTTTGGAAGTAGGTTTTTCACTTGTCTTCATTTCTTTAACCTCAGATTTTTCTGTTTTTGGTTGTTCAGAACTATTTTTGGTAGCTGATTGATTGTTAGAGCAAGCTGCTAGAGTAAAAGCAGTAGCAAGTAAAACAGTTGATGTTATAAGTGATTTTTTCATGGATGTTCTCCTTTTTATTTTTTAGCCAATCAAGGCTTGATATTCTTCTTTTACCATGATTTCTTCAGTAGTGGTTTTCAGATTGTAGTATTCCATGAATTTAAGATAATTAAAATCTTCCGGACTTTCCAAACCGTCAAGCGCATCGGCTAGTAAATGATGAATCATATTCCGATTAGCTTCGTTTTCGCACCTAACAAGCGCATTTTGGTATTCTCTTTCAGTATGGTTGATATGCCCTAACTCATGCAGTATGACTTGTTTCTGTTTTTCAGGCGCTAAGTCCTTGCTCACAAACACGACTTTGATTTCGTCTATATAGATGCCATTACGATTCCATAGATTCTTATCAAAGTATTCTATCTTGATGCCGTATTTTTGGCAAATGTCTTCAATGCTCATTTTCTATTTAGATATATTTCTATTATGTTTTGAATGGCTTCAATATCATCTTCATTCAACGGTTTCCCATCAAAAGTTTTTGCGTTTTCTGCCATTTTGCGCAAGTCGGATGAAGTAAATTCGGGTTCTGTTGGTTTTTCAATTCTCAAAATATCGTTAGTAGAAGTATTAAATACTTTTGCTAAAGCGATCAATTTCTTACCAGTGGGCAAATTGATGCCCCGTTCCCATTTTGAAATCGTGGTTTGAGATTTATAGCCTAACATACTAGCCAATTCGCTTTGTTCAATATTTCTTGCTTCCCTTAATTCTTTAATTCTTTGTCCTATTTCTAGGTATTTTTCCTTGCTAACCATAACTTTTTTCTCCTTACGTTCTATAAGCCTATTATATAGAAGAAATGATTTAAAATCAAGTGAAACGATAAAAAAAATAAAAAAATATGAAAAAAAATCAAAAAAAGTGTTGACAAATGATTATAAGTCATATATAATGGTCTCATAAATCAAATACATGATTTAAAATCATAAAAAGAAAGGAGTCGTAAATGGCACAACCAACAATTACTATCGCAGAGTTGCGAGCAAGACATGATAAAATGACTCAATCACAACTCGCAGAATTAGTCGGAGTCCGAACTCAAACTATCAACGCTTGGGAAAAGGACATTACATCTATTAAAGCCCAACACCTTTTAAAGTTGTGTGAAGTTTTAGGAACAACTGCAAGTGACCTTTTAGGGGTTTAATTTTTTACCAAGTATATGATTTTAAATCATATAAAAAGGAGTCAATATGAAAACAGCGACAGTAAAAATGTTCAAGGAACGTCCAAATGGAGACCTAAGCGAGTTCATTATAGAACTAATAATCCCAAGTCATCGGAGATATGGTGCAGTAATTAGAGAATACATTGAGTATTATAACGCTAAACACTTTGCCAAGATCTATTTTTACGAAGTTCTGAAATTAGAGACTTCTAAAAACTAGAGAGGAGTTAACGGTATGAACGAATTAGAAAGAACAGCCCTCAACGAAGTATTGAGGACCGTTAGACTTATAAATGAAAAAGTTGCTGAGATTAGGGAACTGCAAAGTCAACAAGAGCTAGCTATTTCTTATCTTCGTGGAATAATGGACTCCTCTGAAATTGGTTAGTTTTATCTTGGATTTGCTGGATAATTGACTGATGTTCGGATATAAACGGTTTTACATTTATATCTCGGACTGGTGTGAAAGAAGAGCAAGATTGCTTGTTCTCTAATAGATTTAATATTTTGTCTAACTTTTTGTTTAGATTATCGTTAAGGTCTTCTAATGTAAGACTTTTATCCAGGCGACTTTCAGGCATTTCGAAGTTTTCAAAACTTTTCATTTTAGCTTTCAATTCCCTTTTGGATTGCCCTATTTTCCCAACAGAAAGGTTATAAAAAACAGTTCTCTGGGATATAACGTCAAAAGGAAGTTTGTTGCCTGTTTGTATGATAGGAACCAAAGGGAGTTCTAATGCTTGCCGAAATCCTAATTCATAAAATGCATTCGGATTGTGGCCTGTCATATCTGCTATAACCATAGGGGCAGTCTTGAGGTAGTTGATAATAGTTTCATTGATATTATCAACTGCATCTACTTGGTCAACTCGCACTGGTTTATATCCTAATTCCTCACAGACTGGGGCTATTAGGTAAGAAAAAACCTCATCTGCTCTATCTCTAGTTTCTGTACCAGATTCGCCAATGGCAGTTACAATAAAACAAATTTTTTCAGTCATAATTATACTCCGCAAATTTTATTATCTTTATTATACCAAATTTAGAAAGGAAAAAAACAATGAAACCAAACCGATATCCGTATAGCGGGAAAAGAAACTACCTTGATAACTCAGCAATAAAGTGCAATCGCATCAAGGCAGTTGATATCAAGTTAGATGAATCAAGTCTTACTTTTAAAGAAGACAAGATTATCATACGAGGTCAGTCCATTACTGAAATGCAAGGTTTTTAAACAAAAAGCACCTGACAGAAATCAGGCACTTACCAAAATTTTCAATTTAATTATATCACGAAAGGAGCGAATATGGAAGCAATTGAAGTTGTGAGAATTAAGGATGTGATCATCGAAAAGGTTTCGGCCAACGATGAAGAATTAGAACACATCTTTGGATGCTCAAAACGACAAGCTGGAGACATGAGACGAGAGATGAAGAAGCTACCTAGCCAACAGAAGTATCTCAGAAATGATGGACAACTTGTCACAATTAAAGGGTTTGACGCATACCTGCAATACAGAGGTAGTCAGGACTGGAAGAAAGAAATGGAAAAAAGCAAGAAAATGAGGTCAGTTGGATGAAGCTATTAGACAAAATCACAAAATGGTTTTTCAACACAACAAAAATCGAAGTCAACACCGACTGGCGATTGGTTGCGTTGGATACGAACAGGGAATTGATAGACCTTCAAGAAAAATATCAGCAAGCAAACCAACGTATCGCAGATCTTGAAGAAATCGTAGCAATCTATGAAGAAAAGGAAAACACAAAATGATTGAATATATCTATTTCGGAACAACAAAATGAGCTAGATGATCGAGCAGAATCTAAAAAGAAAAACAGACAACTAATCGCAAGCGAAATCGCTCGTATTAATCTGAGAAACTCAGATAAGCAATTTACATACGATACCCAACCACCTGTCGGACTATCGAAGAAGCAAAAGCAAGGAGCGTAAAATGGTAACAATCAATAAACTAGAAATCGAAAACGTCAAGCGCGTTAAAGCGGTCAAATTAGAGCCGTCATCAACTGGTTTGACAATTGTTGGCGGAAATAACAACCAGGGGAAAACAAGCGTACTAGATGCGATTGCTTGGGCATTAGGTGGCAACAAATATAAACCTAGCCAAGCACAACGCGAAGGCAGCACAATCCCACCTAGCTTAAAAATCACACTATCAAACGGATTGATTGTAGAACGTAGCGGAAAGAATAGCACCCTCAAAGTGATTGACCCGAGTGGTAACAAGGCTGGTCAAAACTTGCTTGATAGCTTCGTAGAAGAGCTAGCCATCAACTTGCCAAAATTCATGGAGCAGACTAGCAAAGAAAAAGCAAAAACTTTATTGCAAATCATCGGAGTTGGCCCGCAGTTGGTTGAATTGGAAATGCAGGAAAAGGCCAAGTATGACGAACGCCATGCAATTGGTGTGATTGCTGACCAAAAGGAGAAGTTTGCCAAAGAGCAACCATACTATCCCGACGCTCCGAAAGAGCTAGTCTCTATCGCTGAACTCATTCAGCAACAACAAGCTATCCTTGCAAAAAATGGGGAAAATGCCCGTAAACGTCAAAATTTAGACGTTATCGAAAACGACTATAATTTTACTCTTGCAAACGTCCAACGATTAGAAAAAGAGCTTGAAGAAGCTAGAGCGAAAGAACAAGCATTAGCACAAGACTTGGATATTGCACGAAAAGACGTTTCTGTTTTAGCGGACGAATCCACTCAAGAGATTGAAGACAGTATCACGAATATCGAACAAATTAACTTGAAAGTACGAGCGAATTTCGACAAAGATAAAGCCGAAGAAGATGCCAAAGGCTATCGCGAGCAATATAAGGAACTTGATAATGTGATTGCTGACATCCGCAAGCAAAAGACAGACTTGCTCACTAATGCAGACTTGCCACTACCTGGGTTGTCTGTTGACGATGGCGAATTACTCTACCTCGGCCAACGTTGGGACAACATGTCAGGCAGTCAACAATTACAAGTAGCAACTGCAATCGTGCGTAAATTGAAACCAGAATGTGGATTCGTACTGATTGATAAGTTGGAACAAATGGATCAGCTAACTTTGCAAGAGTTTGGAGCATGGCTCGAGCAAGAAGGCCTGCAAGCAATTGCGACCAGAGTATCAACAGGAGACGAATGTAGCATCCTGATTGAAGACGGGTATAGCGTTAAACCTGTGAAGTTTGAAAGTTCCGCTCAGCAAGGACATCAGCAAGGAGACGCTGAAACAGTCGCACCAACATGGCAAGGAGGATTTTAGAAAGGAGAATAATATGGCTACTGCACAATTACATAAAAAGAACTCAATGATTATGAGGTTTCATCAGGCTGACGGAGTACATCCCAAAAATGGTGAAAAAATCAACATTTCATTTTCTGGCTTGACGACTGTTATTGAATACAAAGGTCGATTAGTCACTTGGGATATCCAGGAAATGATTAACGAAGCGATTAATTTAATTGAAAGAGAGGACGAATAATGCAAATTACTAGAGGAAAACGGGCTCGAGCTCAAAAGGTAGTTATCTACGGACCGGAAGGGATTGGGAAATCTAGCTTTGCGAGTCAATTCCCAGATCCCGTCTTTATCGACACGGAAGGTTCAACAGATAACATGGATGTGGCACGACTTGACAAGCCGACAAGCTGGACCATGTTAGTCAATGAGATTGCTTTTATCAAGGCAAACTCAACAGAGTGTAAAACACTCATTGTTGACACAGTCGACTGGGCAGAACAATTGGCAGTAGCCCACGTATGTTCACAACATGGAAAACAAGGGATTGAAGACTTCGGATGGGGCAAGGGTTACACTTATGTCCAGGAAGAAATGGGTCA